CACGGAGAATTCTGCTGGCCAAGTGACTCGGGACGAAGCTTCGGGTTGGACCAGAAGCGGAGAATCCAGTGAGCGGCGGTTAATTGATGCTCCAGCGGTCCGTACAGGATCGTTGAGTTGAGATTGCCGTCTTCGAAGAGACCAGTGTCAGTCAAAATCGGGAGATTCAAACCTCCTAACCAGTCTGGCATGTACCAAGGCACCTTTGACTCTCTAAGAAGCTTGTTGTGTCGTTTGAGGAATAGATCGTAGAGCCTCGCTCTGACGCTTTCGGGTGCTGCCCGGAGAAGGTGACGTGCTCTCGCTCCAAGATTGTTATATGGGTCAGTCAAATTATCGACTGATAATTCGCCCTCGGACCTTTTGAGTCCATTGAGGAGTCCCATATTGACATACGGAGTAAGTGCAAACCACTGTTCCTTCTGGTAGTAACCAATGCTGTCAGGTTCGTCAGCCCACGACGCAGAGCGATCTGCATAGTGAGTTGTGAACTTTGAACGAAGACCAAGAGCTGTGTTATGATCAGTACCATGTGGGAAGTACCACTGGTCTGGGTTTTCAAGCCTCTTGAAGTTTGTTGAGTTGATGTTAGCAAAGTCTCGACTGAAATACGTCTTGCCAATGCTCTCGGAGAGTCCAACAAACTTGCTCAATGATCTCCATGCCTCTACTGTGGTCGCATTACAGCGCATCAGTCCGTCGTCACCGTTAATGAGCAAAGGTACTCGGTTCAGCGGAAGCTGTTCCTTGTTTTGCCCTAACTCGTAGGCGTATCGACAGACTGCGGCGTTCACTATACACAGTATCGGAAACGACACAATGCTCCCCATCAACTGCCCCGACTTCTGTTTGAGTTGTTGTCCATTGTACTCAATGATGTGTTGAGTCAGTGCACGTATGAAGAGCTCCTTTTCAAGACTGGTGAGGTTGCAGTTCGCAGCAATGCGTTCTGCCACGGCCTCAGATGCCCAGGATTCAAGATTGTCTGTTGCGGCTTGGTAATCTAGTGATAGATATGCCTCGCCTTCAGGTAGTCGTGAGCCCATTGCGTCTTGTACCAACCAATGATTGACCGGCTTGCCGATCAGGAGGAAGGTCTTGTGAAAACGGAGCTTGGTGTGCATAAACTTCCACAGTGCTCTGAGTACTGTGTAGGTGGACGGCGGTCCCTTTGAGATGACGCGGACCTTCAATGGTTCCTTGAGCCCCACTGGTTTGACCAGCGGTTCTTCATCTCGGGCGTCTCGTAGAAGTCGAATCCAG